AGCCAACCCAAGTCTATATATAGATAGAACAGATAATCCTGCATATATAGAAATGTATGTTACTGATTTGTCAGATATAAAGTTAGCGAACACTATGGTTAAGGCTATTTACACAAATGTAGGTTGGACTAATCTAAGAAGTAAAGATAAACTTCCTATTGCAAGATTATTGTCTTATACGTTGTTACAAACAGAATTAGATGAAGTGCTAACACCACAGGAACAAACAGATGCGAAGCTAGAATATGTAACGAAGTCTAAAATAGCGAGAGCAACAAGATGGGAATATTTACGACAACAGATAGCTTTACAAGTAACAGAAGCAGAAGCAGTTGCCTTCTATACAGATACTAAGCCTTTTAAGGATGATTATATAGATGCAGGGTTACCCTATTTAGAAATGTGGCTAACAAATGGCTCTTACCCAGCATTAGGAATAGACTATACAACAGCAGGGTTTGCACAGCAAAGTTATTATACTGCAAGTATGTTACAGATGTGTGTTGACTATTTGATAACAGGGGTTCAGTTTTTATAGATAAAAAAACAGAAAATGAAAGCGTTAGTCGTATCAGGTGGTGGTAGTAAAGGGGCCTTCGGTGGTGGTGTTGCTCAATATCTTATTGATGAAGAAGGTAGGGATTACGATTTATTAATAGGTACTTCAACAGGTAGTTTACTTGTACCGTTCCTAGCTGTAAACAAACTTGATAAGTTAAGGGACGCTTATACATCTATAACACAGGAAGACATATTTAAAATTAATCCATTCAAAATTTTAAAGGATGAAAATGGGTCAACTAAAATAGGAATTAACTATCTTAATGTTTTATATAATGTAACCTTCAGAGGTAAAAACGCATTCGGTGACGCTTCAAACTTAAGAACGTTGATTGACACGTTCATGACAGAACGTGATTTTGAAATAATCAAAAACTCAGGTAAAGAGGTTTTAGCTTGTACAACTAACTTAACATTAGCTGAAACAGAATATAAATCTACAAACGATTATGGTTGGAAAGATTACGGAGATTGGATGTTAGCTTCATCTACAGTACCTCCTTTTATGGAATATGTCACTAAGGGTGGTTATGATTATGCAGACGGTGGTATCCTAGAAAACGTCCCAATCCAAGAAGCTATTGATAGAGGAGCTACAGATATAGATGTGATTATCTTAAGAAAGGAACACTCATCATTAGCACCTGAAAGAATTAGAAACCCATTCCATTACTTATTACGTTCAATTGATTTGATGGTGACAGAAATAGGTAGGGATGATATTAGATTAGCTAATTTAAAAGCACAAGTAAAAGGTAATGTTAAAATCAACTTTTACTACACACCAAGAAAATTAACAAATAATTCATTAATATTTAATAAAGACTCCATGTCAGAATGGTGGGATGAAGGATACGAATCAGCTAAGTTGAAGTATCATAAATCTTATGAGTTGGTTGGTCGTCGTAAACCTAAATTGGTATTCGATGGTATGAGAACTGATATTGGACTTAAGGTTAAGGTAAATGTTAAGAAGAATAAACTAGGTTAATCTTCATTGTAGATATCTTTAGGGTCAATACACTTATCTCTAATCAGTTTTTCTACTAAAAGCAAACATTNTCAACCCATTCTCCTCACAATATTTTTTTAAAATTTTATGTGTTGTGGGTGTTATTTTAAGGTTTTTGGTTCTTTTCATATTTTTTTCACTGATTTAACCTATATAATATAAGTTTAATCCTATCTATAATAGTTACTTTTTTAGGATGAGTAATTTTTCCAAAATTTTCCCATCTAAAATTTTCTTTACTTTTGTGCCTTTTCTAACTTTTTCCATAAACACCTACATATAACAAGTAGTTTTTTCCTCATTAATATTTGTCATTTTATTAAAAATAATACATTTAGACCATAAAATAAAGGGCTAGTATGATAAAAGTAATAAAAGAATCATACTAAAAATTGGTGTGTATTGGATATTCCATGTTATATATAAATTTTGGTAGACCCAAAACATATTTATTAATAAATAACTACTTAAATAAAGAAAAAAAAAATGGCAGGTAAAATATTTGTATCACCAGGTGTGTTCACATCAGAAAAGGATTTAACATTTGTAGCCCAACAAGTTGGGGTAACTACATTGGGTTTGGTTGGTGAGACCTTAAAAGGTCCAGCTTTCGAACCAATCTTCATATCCAAATATGATGAGTTTACAGCAATTTTTGGTGGTCTTAATCCAAAGAAAGATTCTAACAATAAACCGAGATATGAATTATCATATATCGCTAAAAGTTATTTGACTGAGTCGAATCAATTATTCGTAACAAGAGTTTTAGGACTTAACGGATATGACGCAGGTTCATCGTGGTTGATTACATCTAAAGCGAATTACGACCCTAGTACAATAGCTTCAGCTACAACTTCTACATTCCAAGCGTCATTCACAGGGTTGACTTATGATAGTTTCACAGACGTTAACGCTGAGTACTTATATAACTTAGGTTTATTCCCAAGTGGTCCAAACTCTTCAGGTTTACCAATCCCAAATGATACATCAACTTATCCTAATGGTATCGTGTTCGAAAGAACAGTAGGTACAACATTTTCAGGTGTGTCAGCAACAGTTGATGGAATCACTATTACTAGTGGTACTCAAGGAACAATGACAGGTACAGTTGTTACACATACAGCAACAGCTTATACAGAATACGATAATATTGTGTTAGCACACTTAAGGTCTAGAGCTGACCATGTTTCTGACATATTGGAGTTTAGAACTAATCCGAACACAGGTGTTGTGTTGGGTGATACTACAGCAGCTTCTGTTAATCCGTTAGCTTCGTTCACATTATCAGCTACAACATCAGCGTTAACAACAACAACTGAATATACTATATCTCTTGATAATACATCAAGAGATTACATCTCTGGTGTGTTTGGAACAGCATGTCAAGATAAAGACTCTAACATTTGGGTTGAAGAGATTTATCCACAAATGCTAGAGGATATGATTTCTAACGGATATATCTTAGGTATTAATAGTACTGTAACACAAACNCATAACTTCGAAAATTACAAACAAGGTTTTCAAACTCCTGAAACACCTTGGGTTGTTTCTGAACTACGTGGTTCTGAAGTACAAAAAATGTTTAAATTAATCNCTATCTCTGACGGTTCTGAGGCTAATAAAGAAATTAAGATATCAATACAAAACATCAAACCAGGTGATAAAACATTTGATGTTGTTGTGAGAGAATTCAATGACTTAGACTCAAGACCAACAATATTAGAGAGATTCGCTAAATGTGATATGGACCCAACTTCTAACAATTATATCGCTAGAAGAATAGGAACAGCTGATGGTGAGTTTGTATTAAGAAGTAAATATATCATGGCTGTTGTTAATNTTAACGCAGCAATAGATACGTTCCCAGCTGGTTACGAAGGTTATATTGTAAGAGATTACCCTGGTTCTATTCAAGCACCATATATTGATTACAAAACAGCTTATGACCCAACAAATGAAAGGATTAAGAAAGTATACTTAGGTATTTCGAATACAACAGGTATTGACCAATCAATGTTTAATTGGAAAGGTTATACTAATGATTCTACACCTAATATGTGGACAGCTACAACTAAAGGATTCCACATGGATTCAGGAGCTACTGTAGCTGGTAACTTTGTGGTTGGGGTTCACAGTTTTCAAAGTGACGCTGGTATCGAGGGTACTAATTATGAATCATTATTCGCTAGAAAATTCACATTTGTACCTTACTTAGGTTGGGATGGTTGGGATTGTTACAGAACATATAGAACAAATACTGATAGATATAAAGTTGGTAAGACAGGTTATGTAGCTGGAGCAGCTAATGGACAATTCACATTGACTTCAGCAACTGAAGGTACGTCCGATTACTACGCATACTTAGATGGTTTAGATACATTTAGAAACCCTGAGTCTGTTAACATTAACGTATTCGCTACACCAGGTATCGATTATACTGATAACTTATATTTAGTTAATGAATCGATTGATTTAATTGAGGACGATAGAGCTGATTCATTATACATAACTACAACATCTGAAGGTGTGGCTTATGATAATGTATCTAGTACATCAGGTTTAGGATTTTCAACAGTAGACTATTTCATTAGCAAGTGATATGGTAGATTTACTTGATATTGCTGATATAGATTCTAACTATACATGTACATATTGGCCATGGATTCAAGAAAGAGATTCTGAGAATACAGTGAATGTTTGGTTACCACCAACATTAGAGGTTGTGAGAAACATAGCATTAACAGATAACGTAGCGTTCCCATGGTTCGCAGTTGCTGGTTATTCAAGAGGTCTTACTAAAGCAATTCAACCAAGAGTTAAATTAACTGAAGAAGATAGAGATATTCTATATGAAGGTAGGATTAACCCAATGGCGTATTTCTCTGATGAAGGTACAATAATTTGGGGTAATAAAAACCTACAAGTTAAAGATTCAGCTCTTGATAGGATTAATATAAGAAGACTATTATTACAAGCACGTAAATTAGTATCAGCTGTAGCTGTAAGGTTACTATTCGAACAAAACGACCAAATTGTAAGAAATCAGTTCTTAAACTTAGTTAACCCAATTTTGGATAACATTAGAAAAGAGAGAGGTCTTGTAGATTTTAGGGTAGTTCTTTCTGATGACCCTGAAGAGATAGATAGAAACGAAATGAGAGGTAAAATCTTCCTTAAACCAATTCCTTCATTGGAATTTATAGAGGTTGAATTTAACGTGACACCAACAGGAGCATCATTCGATAATATTTAATATTACATACAAAATAGTCTATGGTTGAAAGGCCATAGACTTTTACTAGGATTAACACATATTTATTATAAAAAACACAACTATGAGTAAAATTATAAAAAAGAGTGATATCACTAACCTTGTTGAATCAACAATGAAAGAGGCTGGTATCTTAAAAGAGGGAGAAATCGAATCAACAGATGTTGTTGTGGAAGAATCTGAAGAGGATGTGGTTGTTGAATCAGTTAATAAGTTAACTGAAGAGGCATCAAAGCATAATATTATTAGTGAGAATCTTAAAAATGATTTAAGCAGGTTTAATAACATAATTAACTACAAACACTAAAAGAAAAATGGCAATTAGATATAAAGTAACAAAAGAACAAGTTGAGAAGTTGGTAGAAAACTTCGTTATGGAAGCAGCATCTCCTGAAGCTAAGAAACATATTAAAGGTTCAAAAAATGGGACTATGGTTGAAAAGAGACCTAACAGTGGTGGTACTCCATCTAAAAAGAATTGGGGAAGAAATGATACTAAGAAACAAGCTCCTGAAGCTAAGAAACATGTAAAAGGTTCTGTAGGTGGTAATAAACAAGTTGAAGAAAGACCTAATACGCCAAACGCAAGTGAAGTTAACCCAGGTGTTAAAGGTGATGAATTAACTCACGCTAAAGAAGCTAAGAAACATGTAAAAGGTTCTGTATCTGAAAACAGAAGAAGAAGACTTAAAAGAAGAAAGTAATATTAATAAAACTTATATATGATAAAACCCACCTACCTACTATGGTGGGTTTTTTATGCCTTAGATAATATTTATATAAAAAGATTTTAATGAAAAAAATAATCATAAAAGAGTCACAATATAAATCAATCAAAAAGTATCTTAATGAGATATCTAATAGGTCATATATATTCGATTGGGATGATAACATCTTATTTATGCCTACCAAGATTAAAATGGATAAAAATAAAGGTGGTAATTGGGTTCCTATTAATGTATCAACTGAGGAATTCGCACAAGTAAGAACAAACCCTGAATATAGATTAAGGGGTAACAATGTGGATGTAGCTTTTGAAAATTTTAAATTAACAGATTCATTTTTAAATGATACTATTGAGGCTATTCGTAATAAATCATTCGCACCTAGTTTTGATAAATTCAAAGAAGCCTTAATATATGGTAATAAATTTGCTATTAATACAGCTAGAGGACACAAACCTGAAGCACTTAAAACAAGGTGTTAAAAATTTTCATTGATTTAGTATTAACCGATGAGGAGAAACAAACAATGGTAAACAATATACGTAAAAATATACCATATAATGTCCGTGGGTATCAAAAATTAAAAGCTGGTTCATTGAATAGTAACCAAATAATTGACCTATATCTTAATGAGTTTGGGGAATATTATCCTGTATCTTCTGAAGAATTCGGTAAAAGATTCAATTTAGATACCACTAGTGGAGCATCAAACCCTGAACATGCTAAGAAGGTCGCTATAGAACATTTTACCCAAAAGGTCTTACGTAATGTACAAAAACTAATCGGTTCAATGTATTATACTAAAGTTTCAATTGGGTTCTCTGATGATGACATTAGGAACATTAAGGCATCAAAAGATTTCATAGAAAATGAGTTAAAATATATGTACCCTGAAATTCACTTTGTTGTGTATGATACATCTGAAGGTGATAAGAAGAAATTAGTAATAGAAAAAGATTAAAAATTATGAAAAAGAAAGTAATTAGATTGACGGAATCTGACATAGAGAACTTAGTTAGAAAAATAATAAAAGAAGATGAGTTTAAATGGACAAACGATATACCACCAATGGATGAGTTGGTTAAGATTTTGAAAGAGAAATTTCCCACTTCAATAGATGTAGATTTATATAATGAAAATGTAATTAAAATATATTTTAATTCAGGTGGTTTAGATTCACCAAATGGTACTGAAAGTGGGTTAGTAATCGCTTTAGGTGAAGGTTTTTATCGTATAGGTGAGTTTGAGGAGTCTGTGGATTATGATGAAGATAATGATTCATTTTCATTAACAAATGATGATTGGTATTGGTTTGATGAACAATATGATTCAGTTGATGAGGTTTTAGAGGCAATAGAGAGAGAATTTTAATGAATATACGTAAAATCATACGAGAAGAGGCCAATGATTTTGAATGGACAAAATATATACCTGACACTAGAGCTGATTATTTATTAGGTCAACTTAGTAATAAGGAGAGAGAAACTCCTTGGTCCACTAGACAGGCTTTAAAGAAGAGAGGGTATACTGATAATGACATTATGGACACATTGGCTAAACACCATCAACCAAGGAAACGATTTAATCATGAATATGATGAAGATGTGGTTTATTGGACAACAAATCATGGGTCGTCAACATTTCAATTCAATTACCCACCAAGAGAAAATACGTTAACTAAAAAATTTATTGACTATATCAAAGAAAATCCAAGTGGTACTAAACAAGATTTCTATATTGAGGTTTTAGGTGAACCATACCGAAAAGGACATAATGGTCAATTTTGGACCTCGATAGTTGCTTCAGGTTGAGAAAGGTCGTCATGGTAGATATAAATACTATATTGGACCTAACTATGAAAAGTGGACCGAAGGTAAACTAAAAAGATATATGGGGATAAATGTACCATATAGATATCATGATTAAACAAAAAAAAAGGGACATAAGTCCCTTTTGTTATTTTAATCCTCTTTCTTTTTCAAATGAACTGGTAAAATCAATTCATCAACAATACCGTAATCAACAGCTTCCTGACCTGTTAACCATAAATCTCTAGAAGCGTCTTCAACAACTTGTTCATAAGTCTTACCTGAATACTCACCTAATAAGATAAATAATTCCTTATTAATTTTCTCCCACTCCTCAAATGTGATTCTAGCGTCTTGAATGTTACCTTGTGCCCCACCACTAGATTGGTGTAACATTGTTCTTGAGTGTCTTAAAGAACTCCTCATACCTTTTGTTCCAGCTCCTAATAAAACAGAACCCATAGATGCTGCCATTCCTGTATTAATTGTTTGAATGGGTGCTTCACATAATTCCATACTATCAATCATAGATAATCCAGCTTTAACTGAACCACCAGGTGAATCAATATGCATTGTAATTGTTTTCTTTGGGTCTTGGTCAGATAAGAAAAGTAATTGTGCTTGAACAATTATAGACATTCTATCATCAACAACTCCAGCTACCCATAAAATCCTATCCATCATTAAACGGTCAAAAACTGACATAGCTGCCACGTTCATTTTCCTTTCTTCAATAATAGTTGGTGTTACAGATGCTTTAGGTATCATAGGTAATTCAGCTCTCATGTCTTGGTAACCTTTCATCACATTATCGTGAATCCCTAAATGTTGTTTTGTGTACTTATTAAATTCGTTATTCATAAAAATATATGTTTTTGATTATTTACTACTTACAATGATATTTATTATAAAATGAATAGTCAAACAGGTTACTAAAGAAAAAAGTAAATGACGGCATATTTATTATTAAACAATAAAAGCTTAAAACTAAAAACACATAAACATGGCAGATTTATTAATGAGAATGCCTATTCCTTACGAACCAAAGAAGAAGAATAGGTTTATATTCAGATTTCCAACACCNCTTGGTATTCAGGAATGGTTCGTATCTTCNGGTTCTAGACCATCAATCACACAAGAGGAAANTGAGATTCAGTTTTTAAACACATCAACATTTGTGTTAGGTAGATTTACATGGGACACTATTGATGTAACATTTAGAGACCCAATCGGTCCTTCAGCGGCACAAGCGTTAATGGAGTGGGTGAGATTACATTCTGAATCTGTTACAGGTAGACAAGGTTACGCAGCTGGTTATAAAAAAGACGTTGAATTGGAACTTCTTGACCCAACAGCTGTTGTAATTGAGAAGTGGATTCTACAAGGTACTATGTTAACTAACGTAGGTTTTGGTGACCTTGATTACAGTTCTTCAGATATCGCTGATATTACTGGTACATTGAGATTCGATAGGGCTATTCACGTTTTTTGATATTCCTTTATCGAAACTATACTTTGTTCCTCTTTATGTGTATTTATATGTAAAGAGGAATTTTTATGCAATACAAATGTGAAACATGTAAAAAAGAGTTTGATTCTCTGTGGGGTTTATGAGTTAGAAGGTATAGAACCAACATGTAAGTGTGGGTGTAATGAAACAGAAGAACATTAAATAAAAAAAAANGGACNTNANGTCCCTTTTTTATACAAAAAATTCTAAATCATCCCAATCATCATTAATTTCAGATTTAGCCCATTTTCTATCGGTATAATCTTCATAGAAATCCCAATCATCATTAGACCAATGATTTAATGACTTCAATTGTAATTTATCCATTCTAGTTTCTTCCTCTTTTGTTATTTCCTTATACTCTTCTTGTATGATTTGAACTGGTGAATTTCTATTTGTATATCTACCTGAACCCCAACTATGACCGTATGTATAAGTCTTTTCAGGCCTTACGTATTTATTCTCACCTAAAATCTCAACAATTTTAAGGCCTAAGTCATAACCATTTTGTACATCATCTACAATCACATATTCATGTTTTGTGTGGTATTTGTAGTATCCAGCAGCTAAATTTAAACAACAGAAGTTAAACTCATCTAATAAAGGCCAAATATCGGTATATGGGTGGTTCGCCCATTTTGTAATACCATGTTCCTTAATTAATTCACCAACTTTTCCTGTGAATTCATCTGAACTCTCAAATAAGTATTTACCCATCAAAGTTGAACTCAATGAATCACCCTCAGGTGAATCGTATTGGATAGCGTACCCAACATTAGAGAAAAATTCAGGATTTGTTTTAACAGCCCCTCTTGAACCAACACACCCAATTTCTTCTGACACGAAGAAAGCCACTTTAACATTCTCGTATGTATCCAACATTTCAAGTGCTAAATAAACACCACATTTATCATCACCACCACAACCTAATGGTTTACCATTTGAAGTATCATAACCCGTTAAGGCTACTTTATTGACATGACCATTCCCATTTTCAATATACTCGTCAATTCTTAAGTTCTCGTTAACTCTGTGTACCGTGTCAGTATGTGCCACAAATAATGGGTAAGCTTCAGATACACCTTTAGTAACATAAATGTTACCTTGGTTATCAACAGTGTAGTCGTAACCTTTAGTATCCAAAACCCCTGTCAAATATTTAATTATTCTAGACTCATCTCCTGAGTGACTTGGTATTGAAAGTACTTCTTTTAATCTATCTAATTTATCTTTTTCCATAGTTTACATCTTTTAGTATTTTACAAATATAGGAATAACATCATTAATGGCCAACTTTTTAACCACTTATTTTATGTTTTTTTTGATTTCTATTAAAAAAAGTGTGGTAATTGTTATTTATAAAACGGAGTTTAGACTATTTAATAATAGAATGAAGTTAATACACAAGTCATATAAGTTTAAAATTTATCCGAGAGATGTAAATGCAGCAAAAAATATATTAAAGCAAGGTATAAACATATTGTCTGGTTGTGG